AAGGCGCAGACGCAACTGGTGACGGTACAGACGCTCGTACAGACGAGACAACTGCACTAACTGCCTTTGACCAAGACAAGTTTGACACTGTCATGCAGTCAATTTGGGAAAATGGCGGAAAGCCTGACTCTGTATATCTTTCAGCCTTCCAAATGAACAAGGCACTTGGATTCACAGGTAATAACAACCAACGCTCAACAGTTAAGTCAGAAGACGAATCTGTGGTTAAGCATATGTCAGTATATGTAACACCGTGGGGAACTGTAGAGTTTAAGCCAACCAGAGAGAACCGCTCTCGTGATATATTCATCATGCAGGACGATCACTGGGCTACTGCGGTACTTCGTCCTACTAAGAACGAGGCACTTGGTAAGTCAGGTGACTCTGAGAAGCGTCAAGTTGTTACTGAACTTACACTAGTATGTCGTAATGAAAAGGCATCTGGCGGTATCTTCGATAACACAACTTCATAATACCCTTGGGGGGTGGCTTCGGCTATCCCCCAACTTTTTTACTTAGGACATTAAAATGAAAATCAATGAAAAAATACACTACAACGAGCAGGACGATAAGATTATTATTGAGGAAACTCACGACTATAACCCTGTTTTAGAGAAAGCCAAAAACATGCGTTCCGCAGGAATGACAGACTTTGGCGAAAGTAAATTAGTAGGAATGATCCCGATGAAAGTTTGGGCTGAGTGGGCTAAGAAGTGGGGCGTAAAGGCAAGTGACAGTCACGCCATGAAGGAAGTAGTTGCCCGTGAATTAGCTGATCCAGACAATGCGGCATTCCGAGTATGGGAAGGCACATATTAAAATGTCAGAAGACTTAAACCAACAGATCGGCAGACTTGAGGCTCAAGTTGAGGCAATGCAAAAGTCAACCGATGAGATACGCCAAGACGTTAAGGCACTTACTGAGAGTATGAATAAGTGGCGAGGCGCAGGTGCAATTCTTTTATTAGTTGGTACGGTCTTTGGCTTCTTAATTGACGGTATATTGTCATTACTTACAAGATCATAATTTTATTTTTATTAGGTGGGTGCGCGAATACGAGTTACACACAATACTGCCCAGAAAAAGATTTACGATGTCAGACCAACCTCAACGCTCAAACGCTTTATCTTATTGGCGAAAAAAATGCGGCAGTCGAACTGCTCTGTGGGTTGTCGGAATATCAATCTGTCTTGGATTGTCAGACGCAGTAGCGCAAGATGTGACAGGCGATCTTAATACTAATACGAATATTAGTGATGCCACGGTTGACAGCAATAACACACAAGAAACCATCAATTATAATGGCGCAGGAAGTAGCCCAGGATCTCAGCCACCACCTTCCGCAATATCCCCAACAGTTATAGGCGGTGGCGGTCAGGATAGCTGCTTAATACCTAAAACAGGCGGCATACAAGTAAGTCTCTTTGGTTTTAGCTTTGGCGGTATGGAGCAAGACGATGAGTGCAACAGACGCAAGGATGCCCGATTAATTGGTACGCCACAGCAGATAGGCGGCATGGGATTACAAGTCTCAGGTATATCCGTTATGTGTGGCAATGCGGAAGTGTTCAAGGCAATGGCATTAGCGAATACACCATGCCCCGTAATGGACGTTGACAAGGGTAAGCTATTAGTAGGTCGTGAGGCATTTGAAATGATGCGTGGCGATCCAAAGAGTTTTGTGGTAGGATACCGCAAGGACAAAAAGTTCTGGGATAATTTATTAAGAATAGGTAAGGAATTAGATGATGTTGAAAAAGCTACTGATAGCCGCAGTGTTTCTGAGCGTTTTAGGTCAAGCCGCACACGCAGACGAAACGGTCGCTAATCTTTATAATGCGGCAGACGCAATACGTCAGAAGTTAGAGTTATCTAATCACGCATGGACAGTCGATATGCATGCCCATCAGGGTAACATTGTTGAAACAGGTGTTAGCAACGAGGCTATGATTAGTGAGACTATGGTGGTTCAATACAATAACGCAATTCAAAACGTCTTAAACACAAGTTACTTGACAGCTAAAGATGTCTTTGAGGAAAAGCATAACGAGGCGATTGATAATATGCATATGGCTATTGATGACCTTATGGGCGCGACAACCAAGCTATCTACAGTTAGTGTAGTTGCTGAGTTAGCAGTTAATGCAGATACTACGCAGGAGCAGTTACAGGTACAGCAAGCACTAGCGCAGACCGACATGACAATTACTGAGACTGATGTTAATAACTATAACACCGCCTTAAATGATGTTGAGAAGTTTGCACAGCAAGCAGGTGCATTTTTAAGTGCCGCACAAGATGACAGCATTACGAGTGCAGTTGATAACTATTCAGCGCAAAACAATATTGCGGTGGCTTCATATAGTGCCATTGAGTATACGCAGGATATTGATAAGTTTGTAATTAGCTATGACAATGACTTGTATATGTCGTTTTCAGGCTTCTTCCAGAACAAGATGGTTAGTGCTGATGATATTTACAATAATACGATGTATGTACAATGAGTGAAGTAAGTCTAAGCGGATTAAAGGCGGTATGGCTTACTCTGGCATTACCGGTATTATCTGGTATTAGCGGTGCAATATACTTTGGCTATGACGCAATAAAGCGTTTTGAGATAGTCGAGGATAGCAATGGCGAATACTCATCTGATATAGGTGAATTAAGGGGTGGTCTGACCGCAATACAGAGCCGTACACAGTCGTTAGAGCAAGCCATGCAGGATAATGACGTTAGAGGGCTTGCGCCAAAACTGAGCGAAATAAGCACTCAAATGGAAACGATCTTAGAACAGCAGAAAGAATTACTTGACTTGCGTAGTAAAGTTGAGAAGTCAGAAACTATAACTAATGGCTTGGGTGACAAGCTAGACAAGTATAATACCGAAATAGAGGACTTGTGGGAGGCTTTTGACGAGGCTGTCAAAAACCCATTAAAATAAGGAAATGATATGTTAAGTCAGCTAATATCTCCAATTACAGGATTGCTAGATAAGGTAATCACAGACAAAGACCAAGCGGCTAAATTGGCACACGAGATCGCCACAATGTCTGAGAGACATGCACAGGAGTTAGCCAAGGGTCAGCTAGAAGTTAACAAGGCAGAGGCTGAGACAGGCTCACTATTTATTGGTGGTTGGAGACCATTTGTCGGATGGATATCCGGTCTTGGATTATTATACAATGTCATAATAGCTCAAATACTTGGAATATGGTTTACTGTCCCAGAAGTTGATGCGTCACTGTTAACGCCAGTGTTAATGGGTATGCTAGGAATGGGCGCAATGCGCTCATACGAAAAGAAGTCAGGTGTAGCTAAAAAATGAATAAGCTAATTGAACAATTAAAGATACACGAAGGTATGAAGCTGAAGCCCTACAAGTGTACGGCAGGTAAGCTAACAATCGGAATTGGCAGAAATCTTGAGGATGTAGGCATCTCAGAAGACGAGGCTAATATGTTACTTCGTCACGACATCCAAGAGGCAACAAGGCAACTGCTACACGCCTTCCCGTGGATGGTTGACTTTAATGATGCACGAATAAGTGCCATGATAAATTTCACTTTTAATGTCGGCATTGGCACAGTTAAGAAGTTTGAAAACACGCTTGCTTATATGCAGTCAGGCGATTGGGATAAGGCGGCAGACGAGATGATGGACAGCCGATGGGCGAGGCAAGTAGGCAATCGCGCCATCGAGGTTACTGACCAAATCAGAACTGGAAAATGGCGTTAGGATTATTTTTCAAGTAAATATTCTGCTTATTTTCGGGCATCATCTGCAAGAAGTCAAAGGGCGTTAATTTTATGCCTTTTTCCTCTGCCATATAAATTAACAAGTTGACATATTTAGGCTGCACATAGATATACTGATCTCGCCTCTTTTGAAAGTTTTCAATCGTTTTCGGCAAGCATCCAAGCCTGTCTGCAACTTCCATCTTGCCGCCCAACTTTTCAATCAAGTCACCAATAAATAATTTATTTTTAATTGCCTTTTTTGACAATACAATATGGCTGACTTCCTTTTTAAAATTATGATGTTCAATACCCTTTAGACGAGTTAGCGCATCCTGCTTATGAGTTATGTCAACTTCAATCGCCTTGCGGTTATTTTTGACTTCAATCTTCTCATAAGTTTCGGGCAAGTCTTTTATCATTTTCAGTGCGTATCGCGTTAATACTTCTAACTTTTCGTTGTTTTTAACGCCTTGATTAATAACCGCCTGAACGTCAATTTTACTTAATGGGTAATACTCTCTTATTGTGTGATAAACAGTTTTATTTGTAAGTTCCTCTAAAACCATTTGTTTTACTATTTCTCTGCTTGTAAGCATTTTGTTTTTTCTCCTTTTTATATCCCTAGTATTGCAGGGTTTACAATATTTCGTCCAATCTCACCAAATTCAGAATGAAAGTAAATCGCCTTCATAGTCTGCTTGGCTCTGTATCCGCCATCGCTTGCATATGCGTCCTTTGGCGCGAGTATGCCAAAGCTCTCAATCATAATCCCTGCAAATTCACGCTGTATGTCGTGGTGAATGTGACCTGTCATAATAGTACGGTACTTAGTATCGCCCCAAATCTTCGGGTAGTCACTAGCTATCACAAGTGGCAACTTATCCATCTTAATCTTGTCACCGTGGTGTGTGCCGATAAGGTTGTTACCGAATTGAAACACATGACAATTCTGCGGTGACCTGTCTACAGTTACTCTTGGCTCATTTTCATAATGCAAGAAAAAAGTCTCCTGAAGAATAACAGTCGAGCTTTCATCGTGATTGCCCTTCTCAATAATCAGTCGCACGTTCTTATGCTTCTTGAGTGCCGCATTAACTAAATACCTTATGGTTCTAATTGCGGCTCTCACAACTTTAGGGAATCGGCTGTCGGCATCTAAGATATGACCAGACTTGGTAGTTGGCAGCATATTATCGTAATGCAAGAAGTCACCAAGTAACAAGATAGCCGCCTCATCACTGTCAGGCGATCCGTCAATTAAGTAATCCATCGCCCCACATAGTAATGCCTCGGCACGTTTGATGTTGTAATTTTCACCGCCAAGATCGGCATGGGCAAGCATACCAAAGTGATGATCGCCCACAGGATATGTCGTTAATAATTGTGAATTGGTTTTCTTCGGGCAGGTTACAGGCTCGGCTCTGGTAACGTCTTGAGCCATAGCATTAATCGTCTCCTCAAGGATTTGCTTCTGCCGTTCCTTGTCGGCATCCACCTTAAACCAGACGGGCTTGCCCTCGTGGTTAGTACGCATATCCGACACACCCTTGAGCTTAAACCCGTCAGGTACGCCATAATCCCAACCCGCCTCATCAGAAAAGCCGTGAGAAGCCGCCTTAACTTTTACTGCGGTAACGGCATTGTAAATTGCGGGGTAAGAAATATTTAATTTCTCGGCAGCTAACCTCATAGAGCCTGTCTCTATTATAGCCTCAATTTTTTCTAATTGCTTAGCTGTCTTGCAGTATTGTTTCAGTTTTTCATACATAGTTTAGCTCCTTAAAAAGCGATGTGACAATAATTCATTGAGCCAATGATAATCGCCAAAAATAAAAAATTATACGTCATATTCTAGCTCTAGTAATATCTGTAAGTTATGGATTGCCTTTCGAATATCTTCCGCACCATTCTTTTTTCTGTGGCGGCAAATATATTTTATGGCGTTGGCTTCACAATAATTTAAATTATTCTTCTGGCAAAATTCAATCGGCTGTATCTGCATATCCTTGTAATGCAACCCGCCTTCCTGACGATCCATTGCCTTTCTAAATTTATCTAAATTTTCAGAGTCCTTGACAAAAGACATGTCGCCAATATTTTGCTCCAAGTCTCTATAATGTACATGGTCATTCATTTTTACTTCTCCAAAATAATTTGTTGATCGGTGTCATCTCGTTCTAAGACAACTAGTTTAATTTCATCTTTCGACAGTAAGGCTTCAATCAATTCTTCTGCCGCATCTTGGCACATACCAAAGTAAATGTCAGACGGATCGCCATTCTGATCTACTCCAGTAATTGTAACCATTAGTAAATTCCCTGCAAGTTACGCTTGACAGACGTTCCAGACCAACCGTCTTTTGCGGTTGCCTGACTTCTGTATATTGCTACCAACCCAAAGGCATCTGCGGCATGCGAATTTTCATCATGCAAAGGGCCTAATCCAATATTTCTCTTCTCGTCACGCTTCTCGTGATAAGCACCTAATGCCTCTCTGCCTCCCTTAGTAGTCTCATCATTAAATCTGCAATTAGGAAACATCTGGCGTACCGCCTCAATACGCAGCATAGCCGCACCCGCACCCTGATTTCTGACAACGTCAACGGCAAATCCTGCCTCTCTTAAATAGCTCTCAGGGGTCACTCTGTATACCATGTCATTTTTACGGCCATCGTGAGGCAATACGCAAATGGCATCGCCATAGCCGTTAGACCTCATCCAGTGAACGTGTGCGTCAAATGGCTGACCGACAGCCTCATAGTAATCCAATACACGCACCTCAGTGCCAATATATTGAACTATCCATACTGCGGTGGCATCTGACCTGTTTGACGTGCCGCCAATATCCCAACAGGCGTGATACTGCATCAAGGGGTCTGCCGCAACAAATCCTATGCGGTTTTCTAATTGTGCATCAGTCAAATGTTTTGCAAAGTATGCCCCCTCCTGAACTGTGGCGTATTCGCCTTCCCAAATATGACCATATCTTTCTGGGGTGTTATTTAGGCAGTCTAATCGTTCCTGCTCCAATACCTTCGGAAACCACGGGTTGTCATTCCAATTAGCCTTTACGACAATGCTGTCGGTGGGTAAGTTATTTCCGCGAAACATCATATCTATGGGGTCTGTGGCTCGGTGGGGATTCCAACCAAACCATAACTCCGATTTTTCTTTTCGAATTGTTGGTCTGAGTAAGGATAAAGAGCGATTGGATAGGGAAGACGCCTCTTCTGCCCAGACAACGTCTACCCCTTCCATACTTTTGACGGAATCTGCGGTGTGGTCTTGCAAGCCGCTAAATCCAATCATGCCATCGTGGGGCGTTTCAATCACTTCACGAAACACTTTGAATCCCTGCGCCTCGCCTAGCCCAAAATCTTGTAGCTTATCTTCCATAAGTTGCTTGGCAGACTGCTTGAGTGATTTCTGAATTTCTCTCACACATAAGCCTCTGAACGATGGCTGTAGTAGTGCTTGCTCAATCATTAATCCTGCAAAAAAGTGCGATTTTCCGCTACCTCTGCCGCCCCAAATCGACTTGTAGCGCGAGGGCTTTAGCAGAGGCTCAAATACTGCGGCAGTTTTAATCTGAAGTTTCATTTTTCTTCCAATGGCGCATTGCCTCGGCAGTAGACCTAGCACTAATAACTTTTTCGACATTGCCGCCATTAAGATTAATCATTTCAGCGTAGTGACGGACATACCATGAAGCCATAGGATCACCTGCTCGTAAAGTAAATATTGGTTCTGCCATATGCTTAGTACCATTTGGGACAACTTGTGCGTTCATCGGTCTGCCATCTTTGCTAACTTGATAGCGTAGTACAATATCGTGGCTCTGCGTTAATGGAAACTCGTCATGCAGACTAGTTTTTCCGTCTTCGGTTATTCTTATAAAATTTGTTTTATACATCTTGTCTCTCCTTTAAATATTCATTTATGTCTTCAATTATTCTTTCTGCTTCTAGGCGAATAAACTCTCTTTCCAATTGCAAGGCTAACTTCTCCATCTCATCTTTTGACATAAATTCAATTACTTCACTTTCCTCTTTTAAAATCTCTATACGGGCTGTGTTCCAATCTGCAAATGATATGCCTTCCATCTCATCAAATTCTTCCTTATCTCTTAGGTAGGCATCCAAAAGAGTATCCCCCTTTAAATATTGTTTTAACCGTCCTATTTGTTCTTCAGCATCTTCTTCACCCATATTCTTTAAGGTCTTAATCACACCTTGTTCAAACTTTGATCTAAATTTAATTACATTGCACATTACGATTATATCCTTCTACT